GGGCAGGTCGCCTGGGATTTACCTTGGGGTATCGTCTCGACTGACGGCAAGTTTGTTTCGGAGCCGTTCTTCTGGGGGGATACGATCCCCACGGTGCCATTGATCGGCCGCAAGTTTCGCCACGGTCCCACAGGTACGGACGGCGCCGGCGACTGCTACGCCCTCATCCGCGATTATGTGCGCTTCGCCTTCGACGGTCACGCCAAAGAATTTCCGCGCGAGTGGAATTGGTGGCTGCAAGGGGAGAAGAACTTCTACCAGGCGTGTTTCGTGGAGGCTGGGTTTCAGCGTATTCGCGCCGAGGACGCGCAGCCCGGCGACGTGTTCCTGTCCCAGATCATGTCGCCGGTGTTGAACCACGGCGGCATCCTGCTGGCCGGCGGGCACATTCTGCATCACCTGCAAGACCGGTACTCGAATATCGAATCCCTCGGAAACTGGAAGAAGTTTATCCAGCTCTGGGTCCGCTATGTCGGCCACGGTTAGAGTTGTTCTCCATGGCGACCTGAAGCAATTCGGGGGGCCATTCGACTGGGGCGTGAAGACGCCCAAAGAGGCCGTGCGCGCGCTGTGCATTATGCGGCCAGGCTTTCAGGCGCATCTCGCGGGTGGTGAGTACAGGCTCATCCGCGGCAAAACCGAGACTGGGTCCGATCTCGGCGAGAATATGCTCGGCATCAATCTGGCCGCCGGTTCGGAGTTTCACATCGTTCCCGCCGCCAAAGGAGCCGGGGGCGGAGGCGGTAAGGCTATTCTAGGAGTAGTCCTGGTGGCCGCCGCCTTTGTCACGGCCGGCTCCAGCTTGACGGGGCTCGGCGCAGTTGCCGCTGGCGGGGCTGCGGCTACAGCCGCCACGGGCAGCGCCTTTGCGGGCTTCGCTGCCGGCATCGCGTTGAAAGTCGGTGTGTTCTTGATCTTGGATGGCGTGTCCCAGATGCTCGCCCCGACCAAGAACGGCAACAGCGCAGCGAATCAACAGTCCTTCATCCTCTCCGACCCCGGCAACACGGTCGAACAGGGCGTCCCGGTGCCTCTGGTGTACGGGCAGTTGCGCGTCGGCTCGGTCCAAGTCTCAGTCGGATACTCGACATCCGAAATCGCGGTTGGCGCCAACGCGCCCAACGGGTCGCCGTACTACGTGCCGAACTACAGCACCGGCGGCTCGAAATGAACGCCCTCACCGGTCTGACTTTTCGGGGCGCGGGCGGCAAAAGTGGCGGCAGTTCGTCCGGTGCCGTCGAGGCCCCGAATACGCTGCGCTCCGACGCGGTGGTGCGGTTAATCGATGTGTTGAGCGAAGGCCCGATCGCTGGCTTCGCGCCGAATAGCTTTCAAGGCCAGTCGATCTATTTCAACGATACCCCGCTGCAAGACTCCGCCGGCAACTTCAACTTTGAAGGCGTAAGCTACGCTTTCCGAAATGGGACGCCGACGCAGAGCTGGGTTCCTGGCTACCCTGCGGTCGAAACCGTGGATACGGTGTCAACTGCCGTCACGGTCGAAAACGGCCCTGTGGTCCGCAGCATCACGAACACGGCAGACACAGCGGTTCTCATAACGATCACCGTGAACACCCTGTTCGTCACCGACACATCTAACGGCAACGTCAACCCCTACCAATTTTCGCTTGAGATCGACGTGCAGCCGAATGGCGGGGCTTGGCAAACCGCGGTTGTGGACACGGTATCCGGCAAATGCACGTCGGCGTATCAGCGGACCTATAATCTCAGCATCCCGCCGGGGACCGCCTTCCCGATCTCATTCAGGATGACGCGCACGTCACCGGACGACGTGGATGAGACTGAGCAGTCAGCGTTCGAGTGGACCTCGATCACCGAGCAGATCGAACACCAGCTCATCTATCCGGACACGGCCTATATCGCCCTCACCGTGGACGCCACCTCGTTCGCCGGCGCCGTCCCTGCGCGCACCTACGAAATCCAGGGGGTGATGATCCAGATACCGGCGAACTACAACCCGGTCACGCGGTCTTATGCGTCCTCTGGCATCGGGACCACGGCCGGCACTTGGGATGGGGTCACCTTTCAACTCGCGTGGTCGAACAATCCCGCGTGGATTCTTTACGACCTGCTGACGAACGACAGGTACGGCCTCGGCGATGTCATAAACACGAGCTACTGCGATGTTTGGACCCTCTATGTCATCGGCCAGTATTGCGACGGCATGGTGGACGACGGGGCCGGCGGCCTGGAGCCCCGGTACACCTTCAACGGTGTGATCAATACGCTCGGTGACGCCTACTCAGTCGTGCAATCGATTGCATCGGCGTTCATGGGCATGACCTACTGGGGCGCGGGTCAGATCACGGTGGTCCAAGACGCGCCGACCGCGACCACAAAGCTGTTCACCGAATCCAACGTCGTCGACGGCGTGTTCTCGCGCGAAGGCACCGCCTTAAACGCCCGCCATTCGATGTGCGCGGTGCAGTACCTCGACCCGACCAACGCCTATCGCCCGACCATCGAACTCGTAGCTGACGCCGAGATGGTGAACCTCGTCGGTGTGCGCCGAAAGGATGTTACGGGGCTCGGCATCACCAGTCGCGGCCAGGCCATCCGCTTCGCCCGCTGGGTGTTGGACAGCGAGCACTACGCCACCGAGGTCATCACGTTCCAGGTCGGCCTGCGCGACGCCGATGTGCGTCCCGGCCAGGTTGTAGCGATCCAGGACGCACATTACGCCGGCATCCGAAACGGTGGTCGTGTGCTGCCCCCATCCGCCGCAAACTCGATCCCCCGCACGAACTTGTTCTTGAATGGTCAGGCTGTAGGGGCGGTGGGGCCGACCAACACGCCGCCGACAGGCTGGTCGGTTACCAACGGCGGGGCGGCCGTGCAGATCATCGGCACCGGTATCGATGACAGCGGTATCGGGTTCGTTGATTACATCATCACCGGCACCGCGACTTCGCCCATCGTGTTCTATTTGAACGGCACCGCCGCCGGGGCGCTCACGCCGGATACAGTTTACACCGGCTCGGTTTTCCTCAAACTAATGTCTGGCAGCCTCGCCCCGCTCACGGCGCTTTACGTGCAGGCTTACAGCACCCTTGCGGGCAGTTCACCTTCCGCCGATCTGCGTGCCCCTGTCGCCGCAGGTTATACCCGCGCCGCTGCGAGCGTCGCCACGGTAGGTGAATACGACACAGGCGGCGTGTTGGTGTATTGCGCGACCAATAACACGCCTTTGAATTTTGTTCTCCGCATCGGCGGGGTGCAGTTCGAGGCTGGGGCGACCTACTCGAATTACCTGAGTACCAGCGGCATCGTGCATACCGTCTATGAGCCCAACACAACCGAGGTGAATCTCGATTCCCCGGTGACGATACTGGCCGGCTACGCCTACACCCTCATGGTGACCGATCCGACAGGGCTTGTTCAAGGCGGGGACGTTCTCTCGCCACCGGGCACTTACACCACGTTGACAATGTCAACGCCTCTGAATTCGGCCCCGCCGCCAGGCGCGGTCTGGATACTGTCTTCTGCCCAGCTCGCGCCCGAACTGTATCGTGTGATCTCGGTCGCCGAGACCCAGAAGAACATTTACGAGGTGACCGCGCTTCAGTATGACCCTGGTAAGTATGGTCGGGTGGACTCAGACCTCCCTTACGTTGACACGAATTACAGTGATCTCCTGCCGGACCTGTCCTCGCCTATTCCGCCTCCCCTGCAAGTTATCCCGCTGGAGTACGTCACGGGTGTCGGCAGCACCACCGTAGATACGGTCACGGTGTCCTGGAGCGTGCAAAATGATGGGCGCGTCGTAGGTTACGAATACCAGGCGCTCGCCTCTGACGGCGCCACCGTGCTCCAGGACGCCCGGACGACGGCCCTGAGCGTCGATATCACCGGCCTCGCTCTCGGCAACTACTATTTCCGCGTCCGCGGCACCACCAGCAGCGGTGCGTTCTCGACCTGGACGACATCGGCCCTTTTCGCGGTCACCGGCCATTCGAGCACGCCCGGCCCGACGACCAATATGACCGTGACGCCCGCGTTCAACGCGAACGTCATCAGTTGGGCAAACCCGGTAGACCGGCTGCTTAGGTGGGTCGAGATTTGGCGAAGCACGGACAATGTGCTGGCGCACGCCACCATCATCAACACCGCGACAGTCACCCAGTACCCCGACAACGGCCTGAACAACCAGGTGACCTACTACTACTGGACGCGGGTGGTCGATACCACTGGCCAGACCAGCTCGTTTACAGGGCCTTTCGGCGGCCGGCCGCTCCAAATCCAATCCGAGGATATGGCGGACAACATCATCACCATCAAC